GTACCGTTGAGAACTCGGAGGGTGTACAAGGAGTTATCTCCTTCTACCTCGTCGGCGTGGTACCTGTAAAGGTGGCCACGACGGCACAATGCAAAGCAACGGCAACAGAGTTGTTGTCGTTTGTTTCCGCGACGGGTAACCTTGATAAGATTCTGGCAGGCGAGATTTAATCAAGCCTGTTGGATCCCTTAAAGGGGTTGTCCTGTCTGCAGATCCACTCAATTACGAGTGGCATGCTGCCCTGTTTCAGGGCAGTATGGACGTCCGTAGTATTGTTGGGTTGTGCTCTAGGAAGGCTTCCATATGGAACCTAATAAGAGCCTAGATAACGTTAGTGTTATCGCCAACCTTGTTGCGGATGTGTTTACATTCGCTCTTGGTATAGAATCACCTCGCGCACGTCGCCTAACTATCCAAAAGATAGAGAAGCGATATGCCCGGGAAGGGATTAGTTTTCTCACGAAAACTCTTCCACGTCTCGGCAAAGCCTTTGATAAGGCTTTAGCCGGAGAAGGACCCATCGACTGCACGGGCTTTCGAAAGAAAGCAAATGCACAGATACCGAAACTTTTCGGTGAACTGTTCGAACGAGTTTTCTCTTCGGACGGTACGGTTCTTCCATTACCATGCGTGAAAAGCATCACGTCGCTCAGGCAGCTCCTTTTCTTGTATTACAAGTATGAGCTCCCTTACAACGAAACGCTCGAAGACAAAATCATCCTCCAGTTCAAAAAGACTGAAGAAGATGTTGTCCAGTTTAGTAACCGTTATTCCACTATTAGTGGAAGTTCTCCTTCGAAAGAAGAAGAGCGATTAGCTAAACGTGCTGAAGAAGTCCGGAAGTGTCTTAATAACCACCTCTGGGACTTTGATTGGCGGAATGTCATGCCAAGGCATGGCCCTGGTGCCGTCTCCACAAAGGAGAAGCGGTCCAGGAAGTATTCCTTTACGAGGATTAATCCTCGTATATCATCCGTGTATAATTGGGACGAATTTTATTTCGCCTCTCTTACTCACGTGTGCGATAGTGTATCCTATTTCAAGGATACACCCCTCGAAGATGCTCCTGCACGAGTTGTACTCGTGCCTAAGGACTCTAGAGGTCCCCGTTTGATCTCTTGCGAACCATTGGAAATCCAATGGATACAGCAAGGGGTCGCTCGGGCACTAGTGAAACATATTGAATCGAACCCAGTAATGGGCAGAAACGTACGTTTCACTGATCAAGAGCCTAACCGCCGTGCGGCCCTTAACGGGTCCCGCGACGGACAACTCGTCACCCTTGACCTTAAAGAGGCCAGTGATCGAGTTGCTCTTCAGGTAGTAGAGCACGTATTCCCCCTTGAGCTTGCTCAAGTTCTTAGGAATACGAGATCGTTAGCGACAATCCTGCCTACAGGAGAGGTGTTGCCTTTGACAAAGTTCGCCCCGATGGGTTCAGCATTATGCTTTCCCATTATGGCGTCCCTAATCTGGGCTATCCTCTACACGGCAGGTGATGCGCAAGTCCGTAAGGACTTGTTGGTGTACGGTGATGATGTGATCGTTCCAAGGGCTTTCGCCCAAGCAGCGATCGAAGAGCTCGAGTCGTTTGGTTTACTTGTAAACCGTGACAAGAGCTGTATCAATGGACTCTTTAGAGAGTCATGTGGCATGGACGCCTACTTTGGCGCCGATGTCACTCCTGTTCGTTTTCGAACAGTTTGGTCATCATCCCCAGCCGCTAGCCACTATGCGTCCTGGATTAGCTATGCTAATTCATTACACGCTAGGGGTTATCATCGAACCGCAGACTATATAGGTGAATGCCTACTAAAGGTTTACTCATCTATACCAGTAAGGTTAGACCAGGAAGATCCTGGTTACCCTGTACTCCGGTTCGACCTAGTCAGCAATGTTGAGACTAAACATCGGTTCAACCCTACTCTCCAAAAGAGAGAAAGGTTGGTCCGGGTAGTTCAAACTCAACACGTCTACGAAGACATGGAAGGTTGGCTTAAGCTACTCAGATATTTCACTGAGAATAGCAGGGCCTGCCCAAATGGCAACGTAGATTGTAGCAGGTGCAAGACTCACTTCGACTGTTTAAGTCGGGGGAGCAAGTCTGACACTAGCCAGTACACCGAGCGCGATCGTAGTAAACTACGACTGCGTTGGCGATAAC